CCACAATCCGTGTCGGAAATTGTGTCACTCTTGGTCAGAGAGCCCGTGTAAACTTGTACACTAACCTTAACACCAACACAGCACATGCTTCGATGTTGGATACAATACGCGAGGCGTAGCCTGATAGGTTCTCACTTAGTAACTGTGAGTTTAAACATTAGACTTCCTATGACGCTTGCACCTTTCACCATCCGCACCTTCTGTGTCTTGTCCACTTATATCTTCCTCCCGGCTAGAAGAAAGTTGTTCTATCACCCTGGGCGTTCGCTCATCGAGGCGCTCGAATCTTAACTGAGTTGTTGGCATTTTCATACTCCAACAAACCCAAGTAATCGTACTCCTCGTCCCAGTCGACAGACCGTATTTATGAAAGGATCTTCTTACAAGGCGGGTTCCTTCCTTATTTCTAATCCGCTTGCTACCACAATAGCACCATAGTATCGTACCGCATTCAAGTATGGAAAAAGGCTGTCCCATACGTCCACCCCAGTGAATACCGGGCTGTAGCGATTCGTCACATAGGCCAAAAGTGGCATTAGCGGATCCCGCTCCGAGGAACAAACTCAAGTACGTTTGGATATCGCCAGGATGTTCGTGACCATCGTCCAACCAGACCAAGTCCTCAATTTGAGTGTGATCGTATTCCTCTGCTAACTGTTTGCACAATTCTACCATGAAACAATCCATGGTCCACTCCAGGACACTCCCCCAGAGTTCCCGATGCCAGTTGTTTATGGCCGCACAACTGGCAAAGCTGTGCAGCCCTTACTGCACCGGTGTCTTTCACCTGTTCGGTAGCTTTATCTCGCCATTTAATATAACAGGACCGTGACGTCCACCTAACATGTGTAGATGGACAATGTCGCTGAATGAGGATTCGCATCCACATTCAGTAATTCAATTGAAGCTCCTGGGATCGTAACATCGATGTTAAGAAACCATTTACACTCTCCGTAACTGGCGTTGTTCGACACGTCTTGATAAGTTGATGTCAACGACGCGCCAGGGAGAGCGGTAGCAACAAAGGCACCAACTGGTGGCACTCCTGTGGCTCCCCATGAAATGTACATCATCTCGACCATGTACCTTCCCGCACGCGTTAGACTGAGATACTGCAAATTCGTGTTTATCGTGGAATTATTCATCCACCCCACCAAATTGCTCTCT